GACCGCCGACGGATACCCGGCATCGTTTACACGTTTACCAGCCGCAATGATTACAACACAAGACCAAGCACAAGGCACTGGCGTTTGGTTTGGTCCGTCTAAACAAATTTTGTTTCAAGGCTTACCAATTCGTTACGAGGATTGCGTACAATTTTTAAGTCCAATTCAAGGTTTGATTTACACCGGAGCAACCTCGGTTGATACCGCGCTTAAGCTTGAGCAGGCCCGTAACCGAAACGCGAGCAGTTTGCAACCCGCCGTGACGCTCCGCCAGACCGGTGGCGAGCCTATGAGCGGGCAAGAGCTAGCCGATCTAGCAGCAAGCTACGACTCGGCTCGTTACGCATCAGCGACGTGTGCAATTAACGAATTTGTAGAGGTAATACCAAACAACGCAACACCAGACAAAATGCTTTTGATTGACGCCGCTGAGTACCAAGCAAAAGAGATAGCTCGAATCGCCAACGTCCCCGCATACCTCGTTTCCGTTTCAATCGGAAATTACAGTTACGTTTCAAGCTCGGAAGCGTCGCGCGACTTGTACACGTTTGGCGTTAAGCCGTACATAGATTGCATACAAGAAACACTTAGCGCGGATAACGTTCTACCCCGTGGCACTGGTGTTATGTTTGACATTGAAAGCTACTTAGAAAACCAATACCAAGACAGCGCCGACAATATGGCGGAACCGTTAAACGAGGTAAACAATGCTTAGGTTAATCCCACAAGATTTAAATTTAGACGCCGCTAAAGGTGACGCGCTGCCACGTAGAACCCTTGCCGGCGTTGCCCTCGAATACGGCGTTGAGGCCGTTGTATCCGACGGGCAAAAAGTTAGGTTTGAAATGGGCGCTCTCCCACTAGAGGGCAAGAAGCCAAAAATGTATCTCAACCATGACAGCACTAGCCCGATCGGCTTGGTCACGGCTAGAGAGCTGGTAGGAAATACCGTAATGTTTGAAGCCAAAATTAGCGAAACAACTTTAGGAAATGAGGCGCTCGAGCTTGCAAAAGACGGCGTTTTAGACAGCGTGAGCGTTGGAATTTTGCCCGTTGAATTTAGTTTCGATGAAGCCGGCACAATGGTTGTTACTAAAGCCGATTGGCAGGAATTATCGCTTTTGCCCTACGGCGCTTTTGAAGCTGCCAAGGTGCAGCGCGTCGCCGCGAGTATCCACCAAGAGCCAACCGAAATAGAGTTAAATAATACACAAGACGAAAACGAGGAGTCAAACGAAATGGAAAAGACAATGGAAACACCAGCCGTAATCGAAGCCGCAACAGTCCAAACAATTTACGCACAGCCACGCAAATTGCGTTTGCCTAGCACATCAGAGTACATTGCTAGCTATGTACGTGGCGGCGCAGATTTTGCACAACTTAACGCAAACATCAAACAAGCAGTTGTTGAAGCTGCACCGGGCGTTGCGCCATTTATTAACACTGAATCGACACCGGGTATTTTGCCAGAAATTATTACCGGGAGTGTCTACGATTCGCTTAACCCAATTAGGCCGTTTGTCAGTGCAATCGGGACACGAGCAATGCCGACAGCTGGCGCAACTTTCCGCCGTCCAGTAATTACAACTCGACCAGTTGTTACACAACAGGCCGCACAGTTTGACTCGTTGAACGCGTCAACCGTTGTAGTTTCAAACAACGACGTTTCAAAACTAAGTTTTGGAACATACGTGACCGTTTCCGAACAAGATTTGGATTGGTCAGACCCATCAAGCATTGACATTATTTTGAACCAGCTCGCAATCGCTTACGGCCAAGCAACCGACAACTACGCCGTAGACACTTGCCATGCAGCAATCGCACAAACTTCAGCAGTTGCAGACACCACAAGCGGCGCCGATTGGGTAGCAGCAATTTACGAGGGCGCTCGCCAAATTTCGGCAACGTCCAACTACTTGCCAACTCATATGGTTGTAACGCCTGCCAGTTGGGCGGCGCTTGCAAGCGCTACCGATTCGTCGGACCGTCCAGTATTTCCATACACGGGCGCACCAAACCTTATGGGCCAAAACGCTGCCGGCAATTCGGCTGCAACATCATGGAACGGCAACCCACTTGGGTTGGTGCTTGTTGTTGACAAAAACGCGCCCGGCTCATTCATGGGACACGCTGCTGGTCCTGCCGCTGGTTTCGAATTTTACGAACAGCAAAAGGGCGCAATTAGCGTTGAGGTTCCAGCAACTATGGGCCGCACGATTGCTTTCCGTGGTTACGCTGCCGCTTTTATGGCAGACGCAACCAAGTTCGTTAAGTTCGTCTGATAACCGAAAGGTAGGCCATTATGGCCGCTTACTCGGTCACACAAAAGTACTTAACCGACAATTACGCGGTTTTAGTATTACAAACAAACGCCGACCCGCTTGAGGTTGGGCAGTCTGTAGTTATTAGCGGCGTTGACGCGACGTTTAACGGCACGTATCTAGTAGCGGATTTGCCGCAATACTATTTTACTGGCGTAGACGAGCAAGGCTTTTTTACTTACGACTACCAGCTACCAATCCAAAACCAAGTGCTATATGCACGTACAGCCGACAACGTAGACATTGTGGCCGCTACTGGCACATTGACAACTACGCCTACGTGTACGTGGGTAACACTTGACAGCCAAGTTGAGGATTGGTTAGGCATAGGAACGGCTACGGCTGGCGACGCCGCGTTTTTAACTCAATGCCGCACAAGTGCTAACGCCGTTTGTTACAAACGCAGACAGCAAGCCGGGTACGTTGACAGCCTTACCACGTCACCTAACGCAGCGGTAACGCTTGGAACTATTGCTTATGCAGGTTTTTTGTATAGGCAACGCGGTAGCGCGGGCATGGACTTTGCATCGTTTGACGGTATGTCGAGCGGCGGGTCTACAGGCTTTAGCCCAATGGTCAAACAGTTGTTGGGTATTGACCGTCCCGCGGTGGCCTAATGCCCGTACCCGCTTACACCGACCTATTTAACGTGGCACTAGACGACTTGACAGCCACGCTAACGAGCATTACAGGGCTAACCGTCACAAATGACCCACGATCTATAAACCCGCCGTGTGCGTTTATTGACGCGCCAAGTTTTGTAGCGTTTAACTTTAACATTGTAGAGATTACGTTTCCCGTAAGACTTATCACCCTTGGCCCGGGCAACCTAGATGCTCAACGCTCGCTAATGAATATGGCAGCTCTACTACTTGCTAAAAACGTGGCGGTCACTGGCGGACGCCCAACGGTAGCGGTGTACGGTGGCGCCGAGTACGCCGCCTATGATCTAACTATAGATTTGAAAGCGAGCACAACAGCATGACCAAGTACATCGTAGTAAGCCCTCGAGTGGGAACACCCGGCGCCGAATTTGACGCGGACATAGCAGTAATGCGCGGAGCAAACATCGAGGCGCTACTTGCTGGCGGGTTTATCCAAGTATCCACACCTAAGCCCGTAAAAAATGCTAAAAAAGACATAGACACAAACGAGGAGTAACTCAAATGGCCACAACAACTTATCTCTCTAATCCAGACGTAATTATCGCAACAGTTAATTTGCGCGATCAGTGCACTTCAGCAACGCTTACACAAACTGTTGAGGCGCTCGAGTCCACCGCGTTTGGCGACATTGCTCGTTTTATGTCACCGGGTCTGCAAAACAATGAATTGACTTTGACGCTTTACATGAGCTACGCCGCCAGCGAGACTTACGCCAGTTTGGCAGCACTTGTCGGTACTCAAGTAACCGTTATTGTTTCGCCACAAGCGCCGACAACACCGGGCACCTACTCGGCAACCAATCCCGGCTTTACTTTGACAGGCACATATCTCGAGTCATTGCCAGTGATCAACGCAACCATGGGCGAATTGTCAACCATTGACATTACGTTTACCGGCGGCGCGTACACCGTAGACGTATCTTAATAACGGCCCACTTACGGCCCGACACGAAAGAGGCTAGTTATGCAACTCACGCTTAAAGTTGAATTACCAGACAACACTTACACCGTTACAACCAACCTGTACGTTGTCGTTGCGTGGGAAAGAAAATTTAAACGCAAAGCGTCCGACATGGCCAACGGTATTGGCATAGAGGACCTAGCCTATTTGGCGTTTGAAGCGTCAAAGTTAAACAAAATTGTTGTGCCGGCAGAATTTGACAACTTTATTAAACAGCTGGTTAACATTGAGGTAGTTGAGCAAGAGCAACCAAGTTTTATCGAAGCGGCACCTACAGACGCCAGCTAGCTGAGGTGCTAGTAGCTGTCGGTTGGTGGCCGCCTAACATACCGTTTGACCTACAAGACTTGCAAACCGTGGCTAAAGTGTTGACAGAGGCACACAAAAAAAGGTAGCGACGCCATGAAAGTAAACGCATCAGTAGACGTATACGGGGTGCAGGCAGCGCTTAAAGAATTGAACGACATAGACCGCAAAATTAGGCGGCAAGTAACTAAAGACATAACTTCCGTTGGCTCTAAAATTGTTACCGAGGCTCGCTCAATGGTTGCTAGCTATCCAAACAGTAAAGGCAACGGTGCCCCGCTTTCGGGCATGGTCCGCGGCTCGCTTATTCGTGGCCGTGAGGCGGGTTGGAATACAAGCGAAGTGCAAAAAGGGTTTGTTGTAAAAGTTGGTGTTCGTGGAACCCGTGAACGTTTTGTAGATTTTGACCAAGGCGGCTACACACGACAAGTTGTCTACGGTGCCAAACCGTACCGTTTAATGGTCATACAACAAAAGAGCTTTGCGGGCGCTATCTATGACCACGCCGGCAATGGCATTAGCGGCCTACGTAACAGCAACTTTATTGCAAGCCTAAACAAAGAAGAGGGCGACGCGCCTCGAGTCATTGACAAGGCCGTAGAAAACAACAGACCAGCAGTAACCGCCGAG